CGCCAAGATCGGCAGCTCGGGCAACTACGCCCAGATCGGCAACTCGGGCAACTACGCCCAGATCGGCAGCTCGGGCGACTCCGCCCAGATCGGCAGCTCGGGCAACTCCGCCAAGATCGGCAGCTCGGGCAACTACGCCCAGATCGGCAACTCGGGCAACTACGCCCAGATCAATAGTACCGGCGAAGACTCCGTGATCTGCTGCGCTGGCAGCGGCTCTGTCGTAAAGGCAAAGGCAGGCAGCTGGATCACGCTTGCGGAGTGGGAATATTCCGACGAAAAAGGACGGTTCGTTCCGCGCTACGTGAAGACGGAATATGTAGACGGCGAGAAGATCAAGGCCGATACATGGTACTGCCTGAAAAACGGCGAATTTGTGGAGGCTGAATGACGCGCGCCGAAGAGATATACATACCGTGCGAATGCCGGGTATCAATCTTTTTTCCCACCGGGCATATCGAATGTGATATTTGCCCCCTGCTGCAAACGTATAGCAGGCGGCAGTGCATGAGGACTGGGGAATTGATTCCGGCGTGGCAGAAACGCGGGTATTATTGCCCGCTGGAGATTCCGGGCGAGCTGATACCGCCCGAAACTGATGACCCGAAGGAGGACTTGGAAAACAAATGAAATTAACAGAAAAGCTGAATGCCATTCAGGCGCAGCTAAAAGCGCCGAAGGACAAGAAGAATAGCTTCGGCGGTTACAACTACCGTTCCTGCGAAAGCATTTTGGAGGCTGTGAAGCCTCTGCTTCAGGCGCAGAGCTGCATTCTGACGATATCCGACGAGATTGTAGAGATCGGAAACCGCATTTATGTTAGGGCAAAAGCTACGATTTCCGATGGTGAGGGCGAGTATACGACGTATGGCTTTGCCCGTGAGCCGGAAAGCAAGAAGGGTATGGACGAGCCGCAGGTAACAGGTACGGCCAGCTCTTACGCCCGCAAGTACGCACTGAACGGCCTTTTTGCAATCGACGATACGAAGGACGCGGACACGGACGAATATGCAAAGGAAACGGGCCGGACAGCGAAAAGCCAGCCTGCGCAGGCGAGGAAAACAGCGCCGCAAGCAGCTGCAATGTCATTTAATTGCGCAGTCTGCGGCCAGCAGATTGTGGGCGAAATGATCAACGGACATATGTATTCTGGCGTGAGCATTGCGGAGCAGACGGCCAAGAAGTTTGGCCGCTGCCTCTGCTGGACGTGCGCACAGAAGCAGGGAAAGGAGAAAAAGAATGCTGAATAAAATCGTTATGATGGGCCGCCTGACCCGTGACCCGGAGCTTCGGCAGACGCAAAGCGGAAATTCTGTTGCATCCTTCACGCTTGCCTGCGACCGCGATTTCGCGGCGCAGGGCGCGGAGAAGGAAACGGATTTTATTGATGTTGTCGCATGGCGGAATACAGCTGATTTTGTCAGCAAGTATTTCTCCAAGGGCCGCATGGCCGTCGTGTCTGGCCGTTTGCAGATCCGCAACTGGGAAGACAAAGACGGGAACAAGCGCAAGACGGCGGAGATCGTCGCAGAAAGCGTTTATTTCGGCGACAGCAAGCGGGACGGGCAGAATGCTTCTGCCGCTGCGCCGACCTCTTCGGAGTTCAAGCCGCTGCCGAGCACAACGCCGGTTCCGTTCTCTGCGCCGGATATGCCGCAGATGGAGATCGGCGATGAAAACGAGCTTCCGTTCTGAGGGCTGACGGATGGGAGATAAAAAGGAATACGTCAAGCTGTGGCTGAGTTACAGGAGCTATTTCGAGGCGTACAGTGCCGCTGAGGTGGGGCGCTTGGTGCTGGCCGCGATGGATTATCGCGAGTCGGGAGCAGAGCCAGAGTTCAGCGGGAGTGAACGTTTCATTTGGCCTGCGATTCGACGGGACATTGACGAATCCGTAGCGGCTCAAAAAGCCATCTCCGCGTCCAGAAGCGAGGCAGGAAAGCAGGGCGGTCGGCCTGAATCCGAAAAAGCAAATGCTTTCGACGAAAGCAACGAAAAGCAAAAAAAGCAAATGCTTTCCGAGGAAAGCAAAAAAAGCTATGGACAAAGGAAAAGGACAAAGGACAAGGACAAGGACAAGGACAAGGACAAGGACAAGGACAGTATTCTTTCCCCCCTACCCCCCACGCTGCGCGAAGCAGTTGAAAAATGGGTGACGTACAAGGGAGAACGACGGGAGGAGTATAAGCCTGTTGGCCTGCAAAGCCTTGTTACGCAGATCACAAAGGCTGCGGAGGGATACGGCGAGGAAGCCATGATCGACGTGATAACCCGCTCTATGGCCGCAAATTACAAGGGGATCGTGTTTGACTGGCTGAAAGAGGCCAGCACACGCCCTGCGTCGCTTGGCCGCGCTGCAAAGCCCGGCTACGGTGTGCAGGGACACCACGACGAACTGAATCCACTGGAACGTGCAGCCGTGGACAGGGTGATGGGGCCTGTATCGAAGGGTGCCGCTAGGATGCAACATGGCGTACAGCGCCACGGGGATGAGCTGGATGCGTTCCAGCAGGCGGCAATAGACCGGATGCTTGCGGAAAACAAGGAGGATAAGACATGAGGGAGGATATATGACAGAAAAGGAAAAGGAAATCGTGCAGGCGCTGCGGTGCTGCGCGAAGGGGCTTGGACACGACGACGCGTGCGAAAACTGCAAGGTCGGAGAAATCCAAGATCGGCAGGAATACATCGAGTTTGCGGCTGCTAACGTGATCGAGCGCCTGACCGCCGAGAGCGCGGCGCTGCGGGAGAAGCAGCGGTGGATGCCGCTGCCGGAAGCGACGGAGGGGAATAATGCCACCTAAAGAAAATCTTGAAAGAGCCTGTGAAGAGTGCATCCATTATTGGGCGTGCTCCAGGCAATGCGGCGAGCCGATGGCACAGCGTAGCGCCACTGGCTGTGAGTGCTACGAGACGGTTAAAAGCATTGCGGCGGCTCGGCTCATCGAGCGCCTGACCGACGAGAACGCGGCGCTGCGGGAGAAGGTGCCGCAGTGGATCAGCGTGGAGGAGAAGCTGCCGGCAGATTATATTAAGCGATACCTTATCGCTTTTAAGGACGCAGGCGGAAGCATCGTGGATGCGGCTCGGTATATTCCGGGGCTCGGTTGGGAGTGTTGCAACTGGGAGGTTCCGCAGGGTTTGATTACCGACTGGATGCCGCTGCCGGGAGCACCGGAGAAAGGAGACAAGGCATGATAGCTGTTTTAATCAGCATCAGACCAAGGTGGTGCGAGAAGATCATAAGAGGAGAGAAAACGATCGAGGTGCGCAAGACGCGCCCGAAGATGGATACGCCGTTTAAGTGCTATATCTACTGCACAAAACCGGAGGAAAAGCTACTCACCATTATGAAAGACGGCGATGAGAATTATGGAGAAACGTATCACGGCAAGCCGGTTTTCATAAAGACGGAAAAAGCGCCGACCACTGGCTTATGGGATAAGCGGCAAAAGGTTATCGGGGAATTTCTGTGCGATCAGATCATCAACATTAACGGCGCGGGAAGGATCCCGTCGGATGCTGCGCGGCCAACCTGCCTAGAGCCTGCGGAGCTGCACCGGTATCTCGGAGCTGCCACCGGCTACGGCTGGCACATCTCAGATTTGCGCGTTTACGATCACCCGCGCGATCTGTGGGAGTTTACCGGCCTGCGGCAGACAAAATACGGCCTTGCGCCCGGGCCCATCACCCGCCCGCCGCAGAGCTGGCGGTATGTGGAGGAAGAACTATGGAAAGATTGACAAGGCCTAATATCAACGTAGACCCGGATACCGACCGATTTCTGCACGCCGCGATCGGCGGCAAGGAAATCGACTGGAAGCAGAGCCGGGACAGCACGCTCAACGTGCTAATCAACGGCCCAACGAGCAACGGCTTTGGCAAGGATATTTTCCGCAAGATGGCCCGCGATCTGTACGGACGGCTGAAAGCCTACGAGGACACGGGGGTTGAACCGGAAAGCGTAGAGGCACTCAAACTGTCCATGATGGGCAAGGCAATTTCGGAGGTCACGGAATTCGATGGTTTGCCGATTGACCGCCTCCGCGAGCTTGCCGAGGCCGACAAGGACGGGCGCGTCATTATATTGCCGTGCAAGGTGTACGAGACTGACGGGGTGAGGGTGTATGAGCACACGGTGCGCGAGGTCATCTACGAGACGGCAGGCGGCCCGGCTTTCGATAAAAATGCAATCGGGAAGAGAATATTTTTGACGCGCGAAGAAGCCGAGCGGGCTTTGCAGGAAATGGAGGGCAAGTAATGGAAGAACCAAATATCGAGATGTCATGGAAAAATTATAGAGATGTTCGGCGTGCCAGAGGGGGAACTTTGAAATGATTGGTTACATCAAAGACAAGGACGTCTACGCGCTCTTTGACGAGCGCGGGACTGCTCGCTTGCACGTCGGGGACATCGACAAACTGGAAAGGGTATCCTTCCCCGCCGAACTGCACGTCGGAGATCGCGCGTGGAAGAAGGCCATGAGCATCCTTGATAAGAAATACGCGGAAGCAAAAAAGATGCCGTTTGTCCGTGACCCGCTGGCATGGGCACTGTACCACACTTGGAAGGAGTTCGATGATGGGAAACGCTGTGACTGAAGAATTTATCAGCAGAACCGAGGCACTGAAAGACTTTGAATCCTGCAACGCTGCCAACCAGAACTGGACACCCCAACGGGTGAAAACGCTCCTGCTTCGTCAGCGCACTGCCGATGCTGCGCCGATTGTGTATGGCGTATGGCTGGAGGAAGACGACATGCAGATCTGCTCAAATTGCGGTGAAGAACACGAATGGGATGACTACCGTGCATCTTACTGTGAGGATTGCGGAGCAAAAATGAGGAGATTGCATGATGACTGAAGAATTTATCAGCAGAACCGAGGCGCTGGCAGATTTTGAAACCTGCAACGCGGAAAATCCGAACTGGACACCTCAGCGGGTGAAAACGCTCCTGCTGCGTCAGCCCGCCGCCAACGTTGCGGAGGTGGTACAGGGGCAGTGGGAAGGTGAGGGAGACGGATACGCAGACGGCGAGATTGTGCTTGATGTGTGGTATTGCTCTCAATGCGGATACTGCATCGACGACGGCACGGATAACCCGGATTTGCTGCCGAAATACTGCCCCAACTGCGGGGCGAAGATGGATGGAGGTAACGACAACGTTTCAGATTGAGCTTTTATCCGGCGGTATTTTTACGGTGTATGCCGTCGACTCGTATGCAAATTTGTTTTTGATTTACAAAGACGATGCATGGCAGTGGATTGAGATAAACCGTTGCAAGCTGTACTATGCCGGAGCCCTCGCGAAAAAGGAGGCAAAAGATGGGCACGATTCTTGCGATTGATCCAGGCAATATCGAATCCGGCTATGTGGTAGTAGAGCACGACGGCGAAGAAATTCGCCGCGTGCTGAAAGTCGGGAAGAAATCGAACGAAGATATGTTTGGCGTGATTGTTACGCCATATGACTTTTATGATCATTTTGCAATTGAAATGGTTGCCGGTATGGGAATGCCGGTAGGTGCAGAAGTATTTGATACCTGCTTTTGGATTGGGCGTTTTTGGGAGTATGTAGACAGCCATGGAGAGCCGCGACCAATGCAGAAGATCTTCCGCCGTGAAGAGAAGCTTTACCTTTGCGGCAGAGCGTCGGCGAAGGATGTGAACATCAGACAAGCCCTCGTCGACCGCTATGCGCCCGGCCAGCCGAACTTCGGCAAGGGCACGAAGAAGAGCCCCGGCTTCTTCTACGGCTTCTCGGCGGATATGTGGGCGGCGATGGCTGTCGCCGTGACGTATTTCGACAAGTACATCAAGGGGGTAAAGTTGTGAATTTTAATGATGTTTTTGATTTTGACGACGATGAATATTTTGAATGTTCCGAATTTGACAGGCAAATCGATGAATTTAAACAGGCTCTGATCGTGAATGCACGCGAGGAAATCAAAGACAAAATTGTGGCGCTGGAAGAAGAAGTAAAGAGCCTGCGGATGTTCAGAGACGACAGAAAGATGTATCTGGAAAAGCTGGCGGCGGCAGAGAGAAGGGCAGTGCTGGCGGAAACGGAGGCGCAAAAGAAATACAAAAATGCGCGGTTGAAAGAGCTGCTTGGCGATAATCTGGTAACGACGTGGGAAGCAAAAGGTGAGTGGGTGCAAGGCCCGAAATGCGATCTATGTGATGAGAAAAGGTTACGCCATTTCATCACACCTTGCGGGCGGGAAATGACAGAATCTTGCACATGCGCAAAGAGCACACTGGTATACAAGCCGCGGGAATTGATGCTGTACAGAATTCATGAATGGAGGGGAGGAATGGAACTATTTTACGATTCTGTAAAATGCAAAACGGAGAATGAATCTGATTACAGGAGTAGAGCCGTTGCAAGAAGCGGCTGTGACTTTGAAAAAGTCAACCCGTATGATTCGTCGTTTGAAAGTGAGGAGCTTTGCGAGGAATATTGTGAATGGAAAAACAAGAAGGAGAGCTGTAAGTGAAAAGATTCGTTGAAATGCTGCTTTTATTTGCGGCTGCCGTATTTGTTTCGCTTTTGATAAGAGAAGCGATTCTCAATTCGGATCTGCCGGATTATATCAAGTTTTGCACGCTGACGGACTGGGAGAAGGCAAAATGGATTTCCGGGTGGAGGCCATGAGCAAAGTGCAGCGCAAGCCGCCGAGACCGCCGATGCAACTGACGTGCGATGCCTGCGGGAAAACGTTTATGCGGGCTCCATCAAAGTACAAGGCAAAATGCAATTTTTGCAGCGAGGCGTGCGCATGGACGGCACATAGGGAAGCTGTGATGGGCCGGGCGGAGCGCGTGCAGATCCTGATCACGTGCTCGATCCCGGTATACCCGGAAATGCGGCCTCTCTGCGGGCGGGTGTATCCCGCCGAGAAATACAAATACAGGACAAACCGGACGGGCTACGTCGTCGAGGTGGGCGGCAAGCGCGTATGTGTGAGGGTGGACGAATGCAGGGAAATCTAGGGCTTACACCGGTGCAGGCTCCGTGCAAGGGCTGCGCGGACAGGCATACCGGCTGCCACACGGACTGCACCCGATATATAGCATTCCGCCGGGAGGCGGACAGATACAAGCAGGAGCAATCGAAGGACGCAGCGAGATATGCAACAACACGGGGCTGTATGCGGACGCTGCACGATGCGAACCGCGCAAAGCGTGAAGGGAGGCAACATTACTGATGAGCACGCCGCGATACGGCTGGTGGGCCTATGCAAAATGGATGATCCGCAGCTATAAGGGCGGCGGGCTGATGACGAAGGCCGAGCGCGCTGCCGTTGCGGATGCAATCGCGGAGACGGAACAGCTCGTTGACGGCGCGGAGCGACTCCGGCTCATAGACTTGGTTCTTTGGAAGCGGACGCACACCTTACAGGGCGCTGCGATGGCGGTTTATGTGTCCGAACGCACCGCACAGGAGTGGCACAGGCAATTTATTCGCCTTGTGGGGCAAAAAAGAGGGCTTTTATGAAAAAGTCTGCGTCCCAGAGCCAAATTTAACATTTACTATAAGGGCGTAGAGATCAACTCTACGCCCTTCTTCATCGGCACCGCAGCGTTCTGCGGAAACCTCATCCTCCTGTTCTCGTGTTCTCCGGTGTGAATAAATATATTTATTCACACACGGAGACACGAGAACGAAAGAATGAGGCAGAAAGGAGCGGCTATGGCAAGTTTGCGCGCCCTTGCACACAAGCTGCAAACAGCGCTCTTGTACAACGGAATCAAAATAAAAATCAATCAAATGCAGACCTATTCCGCGAAAAATAACAGGATGGTGACGAAATACATGGTTTACGAATATCGACCTGATGAAAAACCGAAGAATGTCACTTTGCTGGAAACTTACCAGATTGCGGATGTGGTGAAACTGCTGGCCGGACTTTACAGCGATGGCGGATGAAAAACTTACGCCGAAGCAGAGACGATTCTGCGAAGAATATTTAAAATCCGGCAATGCCACAGAAGCGGCGAAAAAGGCCGGGTACAAAGAAACATCATGCAGAGTGATTGCGGCAGAAAACCTATCAAAACCAGCTATTTCTGCGTATATAAAGCGCAGGCTGGACGAACAAGAGGCTGCGCAGGTCGCGGATTCAAACGAAATTCTGAAATTTTACACTGCAGTCATGCGCGGGGAGATCAAAGACCAGTTCGGCATGGACGCATCGCTGTCCGATCGGCTGAAAGCCGGTGACAGCCTTATGAAACGCTACGCAGCTGCTTCCGACCGCAACAGGACGACAATGGAGAAGCTTGATTCGATGCTGAAGGAGTTCCAAGATGCTGTTAAGTCCGAAACAACGTGAATTTGTAAAATACGGGACGCATCGGTGGAACTTCAAGGGCGGAGCCACCAGAAGTGGGAAGACTTACCTCGATTTTCGATGGATCATACCGATCCGGATTCGTGAGCGAATCGGAAAAGATGGCCTGGCCGTCATTCTCGGCGTAACAAAATCCACGATTGAGCGAAATGTGCTGGAGCCGATGCGGAACCTGTATGGCGATATGCTCGTCGGCACGATTTCCAGTGATAACACAGCATGGATTTTCGGGGAAAAGTGCTATTGCCTCGGCGCAGAAAAGGTGTCACAGGTATCCAAGATCCGCGGCGCGTCGATCAAGTACTGCTACGGCGACGAGGTTGCGGATTGGTCGGAAGAAGTCTTCGCGCTGCTGAAAAGCCGCCTAGACAAAGAGTATTCTTGCTTTGATGGGACGTTCAACCCGCAATATCCTGGCCACTGGCTGAAAAAATTCCTCGATAGCAACGCGGACATTTTCAGCCAAACATACACGATAGACGACAATCCGTTCCTGCCGGAATCTTTTAAAGAAAATCTGAAAAAAGAATACGAAGGGACGGTTTATTACGACCGCTACATTCTCGGCCTCTGGGTACGTGCCGAAGGACTGGTATATCCGATGTTTGGAGATGGCTGCATCACGCAGGATACCCCGGACACCGGAGATTATTATATATCTATAGACTATGGCACGCTGAACCCGTTTTCTGCCGGGTTATGGTGCGTTGGGAAGAAATGTGCAGTCAGAATCGCGGAGATCTATTACAGCGGCCGCGATGAAAAGAAGCAGAAAACAGATGAGGAATACTGCGACATGGTAGAACAGCTTGCAGGAGATAAGCCAATCAGGGCCGTTGTCGTGGACCCGTCTGCCGCGTCGTTCATTGAAGCGCTGCGCAGAAGGAGCGGATTTAAAGTCCGGCACGCGGACAACGACGTTTTGAACGGGATCCGCACAACGTCCGACTTCCTGCGTGATGGAAGAATCAAGATTCATGCGGGCTGTAAAGACGCCATCCGCGAATTCGGGCTTTACAGGTGGGACGAAAAAGCAGAATCTGACCGCGTCGTGAAGGAAAACGACCACACTATGGACGAAATCAGGTACATGGTGATGACGGTTTTAAAAAAGCACTTCAAAGAACACAGATTTGTGCCGGAGCTGGCGCGGTGAGGTAAAAGATGAAAACATATCAAGATTTTTTAGAGGTCGCGGAAAAGTCTGACCGGGAACGGATGGAATTTGTTCTGTCCGCGATAAATAATCACAAAGACTCGGATTTATACAAACAGGCGGTTATTGCGAAGGAATACGACGCGCACAGGAATGTGACGATTGCAAATTTTCAAAAGCTGCTTTATACACTCAACGGGAAAGTCATTCCGGACAACTACAGTCCGAACTATAAGCTTCGGAGCAATTTCTTTGCAAATTTCATCACGCAGGAAACGCAGTATCTTCTCGGGAACGGCGTGACGCTGAAAGAAGCCGCGAACAAAGAAAAACTCGGCGCATCGTTCGACGTTCGGCTGCAGGACGCAGCGCATGCGGCCCTTGTTGGAGGCGTATCGTATGGCTTCTGGAATCTCGATCATCTTGAGGTTTTCGATGTAACAGAGTTCGTTCCGCTTCTCGATGAGGAAAACGGTGCGTTGCGCTCCGGGATTAGATTCTGGCAGGTATCCGATACGAAGCCGCTTCGCGCAACACTCTACGAGCCGGACGGCTTTACACAGTTCATCCGCAGAAGCGGAAAAAACATGGAGATCCTAGAGGCGAAGCGCGGATATGTATCTGTTGAGGCAAGTTCCGAAGCGGACGGTACGGAAATCCTTGCATATCAAAACTATCCCGGCTTCCCGATTATTCCGCTCTACGGCAACCGCGCAAGGCAGTCAGAGCTTGTCGGCCAACGCGAGGCGATAGACTGCTACGATCTCATTAAGTCAGGCTTTGCGAATACAGTTGATGAGGCGTCAATCATTTACTGGACGATCTCGAACGCTGGCGGAATGGACGAGATCGATATGGCACGGTTCAAAGAGTCCATGCGGAGAATTGGTGTAGGTCTTGTGGACGACGACGGCGCGAAGGCAGAGGCTCATACGCTCACAATCCCGGTTGAAGCTCGGGAAGCGCTTCTTTCCAGAATCAGCGACGATCTTTACCGTGACGCGCAAATGCTTGATGTGACAAAAATGCAGGCGGGACAGAAGACGGCGACGGAGATCATGGCGGCGTATCAGCCGATGGACAACAAGGTGGATCAATTTGAATACTGCGTGATCGAGTTCCTGCAGACGTTGTTTAAGATCGTTGGTATTGATGACGAGCCGTCCTTCATGCGATCCAAAATAACAAATCAGTTAGAACAGACGCAGATGGTGCTGCTTGCCGCGAGTTACATTGACGACGAAACGATTCTAAGCAAGCTGCCGTGGCTTACGCAGGAGGAAATCGCAAACATTTTGAAGAGGAAAAGCGCGGAAGAATTAGAGCGATATTCCACGAAAGATATGGAGGAATAGACGTATGAGCGGCATGGTACAGGGCGATGCGTACAGTCTGGCCGTCACGGTCAAGAACAACGGGCAGGCTGTCGAGATCGACGATATTGAGAAGATCGAAATGACGCTTCTGTATTTGCAGAAGTATTACCCAGGCCAGATCACATACGCGGACGGGAAATTCTATTTTCCGCTGGCGCAGGAAGAAACATTCCGCCTGCCGAAGGTCTGCCCGATGCAGATTCGCGTGAAATTCAAGAGTGGTGACGTGATTGGCTCGGAGATCAAGCAGATCGACGTTGCGCACGCGCTTTCAAAGGCGGTGTTGTGATGGGCGGCATTGAATTTGAACTCAAGAACCGCGATCCGGTTGACGTTTCCTTTAACGTTTCCGTGCGTGCTGGCGGCGGCTCCGGCGGCGGCTACAACATCGGCCCCGGCCTGAAGCTGGACGCCGAAACGAACACCCTGTCCGTCGATACGGCGGATGCCGTCGAAAAGGACAACACCAAGCCCGTAACCTCCGCCGCCGTGTATACGGAGGTCGGCAACATCAACGCGCTGCTTGCGACGATTTAAGGAGAGGATTTTATGAGCACACAAACCGAAATTACCAGACTACAGACTGCGCGGAACAAGCTGCGCACATGGCTCGTCGGCCTCGGCCTTGCCGCGAGCACGGACAAGCTCGACGCGCTGGCCGACAAGGCATCGGCCATCAAAAATCAGGGCGCGGTTGACGCCAACGTCAAGGAGGGCGAGGCCTACACCATCCCCGCGGGCTATCACAACGGCTCCGGCACGGTCAAGGGCGTCTCCGGCGGCGGCAACTACAACCTGCAGGCCAAATCCGTCACGCCGACGAAGGAGCAGCAGTCCGTCACACCAGATCAGGGCTATTACGGCCTGTCCGGCGTCACCGTCGGCGCCATCCCGGAAAACTATCAGGACGTGTCCGCCACGACCGCCGCGCCCGGCGACGTGCTGGCGAATAAAGTCTTCATCGACGCGGACGGCGTAACGCAGGCAGGCACCATGCCGGACAACGGCGCGGTCGAAAAGGTTCTGGACGCTACGACCGGCAATCAGGAATACACCGTCCCGGCGGGCAAGCACTCCGGCGCGGGCAAGGTAGCCATTGCGCTGGAAACCAAGTCCGCCACGCCTACCGAGGCCGCGCAGGACATCACGCCCACCAAGGGCAAAGTCCTCGGCAAGGTCACGGTCGGCGCGATCCCGGACAAATACAAGGACGTTTCCGGCGTGACTGCCGGAGCTGCTGACGTGCTGGACGGAAAGTTTATCGTGCTGGCCGACGGCAGCAAGGTTGAGGGCACCATGGCAAACAACGGCGAGATTGCGAAGACCATCGACGGTCTCACGCAGACCAGCGCAGACATCCCCGCAGGCTATACCTCCGGCGGCACCGTCGGTCTGACAGACGACATTGAAAACGCCCTCGCCGCGATCTAAAGGAGGAACAGACATGAGCGTACAGACCGAGATCGACCGCATTATCACGGCAGTCGGCGCGGCGTATGACGCACTGGAGGCCAAAGGCGGCACAGCCCCTGCGGCACAGACCATCGAAGGGCTTGCCGCAGCAGTCGGTACGATTCAGACCGGAATCGCTCTGCAGCTGATCGTAACAGTATCTGCCGGTGCGACGGTCACGGCGACAAACGGCTCCAAAACGATAACCGGAACATCTGACAGCACCGGAGTTTGTACGCTTACCGTTCCGGAGATCGGCACATGGAGAGTATCCGCTACGCTGGACGGGAAAACATCTGACACAAAAGCCGTAGCTATCACGGACAGCTACGCGGTGTCGCTTAATTTTGTATATCCGACACTGAATAAAAATACTTGGGAAACAATAAAAAATATATCCGACGCGGGACAGGGCGCGAACTATTGGAGCATTGGCGACCGAAAGGCGGTAACGCTAAACGGCACGGTTGGACATCTTACACTATCTAATTACACAATATACGCATTTGTCATTGGATTCAACCATAATGCGAGCCTAGAAGGGGAAAACCGTATTCATTTCCAGTTAGGCAAAACGGCGCTCTCCGGCGGTACGGACGTGTGTTTCTGCGACAGTTACTATACCTCGCCCGTTTCGACAACCGGCTATTTCTCTATGAACAGTAGTGCAACGAACTCCGGCGGATGGGCGAGCTCGCAAATGCGTACAAATATTTGCGGGACAAGCCTCTCGAGCTATTCCGGAACGATTATCGCAGTCATTCCGGCGGCGCTCCGTGCAGTCCTAAAGTCCGTTACCAAGTACACGGACAATACGGGAAATAATAGCACATCCGCGAGTGCGGTCACGGCGACAAAGGATTACTTTTTCCTCCTCTCGGAGTTTGAGGTTTTCGGGAGCATTTCGAGAGCAAACTCGAACGAGGCGAGTAAGCAAGCGCAGTACGCCTATTATTCCGCTGGAAACAGCAAGGTAAAGTACAAGCACAACGGAACGAGCACCGCCGCTCGTTGGTGGCTCCGTTCTCCGCTTGCGAGCAGCTCCGACGGTTTCGAGAATGTGAACACCAACGGGACAGTCGAAGACCGCACCGCGCGCGCTTCCTTCGGCTTCCCACCCGGCTTTTGCGTATGAGGGAAAAGCGCATGGAGTATATCGTGTATAAGCGTTTCCGCGGGAATGGCATCGATGGAGAATTTAATCTCCGATATGGAACTGCGGTATCGGAGATTGAAGGGTTCCTGTTTGCAGCAGATGGCAGGCGGATATGCGCTGCGACATCCGAAAACGGATGGGAGCATTTTAGGCAGAATACACCAGAGGGCGCGATGCGGCAGGAAATGCTTGAACGCCTTTATCGCTGGTATGAAAAAAACGGCTGCGGCGAAGACTTTACGGATGAAAAATGGCCGGGGCAGGAAAACGGCTACTGGAAAAATCGGTTGAGAACCGCAAGTACAGAGCGATTGGAGAAAATCTATCAAGAGAAATTTGGAGGGACGCCATGTATGCAGTAAAACAGGACGGCGCGTTTGCCGGGTATGCAGACAGTATTGTGCCCATTCGACTACACGGCAACGGTTGTTATGTCCCGTGCAAGGAAGATCAAGCAGAAGGATTTTGCGCTAAGATGGCTGTGATTATTACAGATAGAGAAGGAACTGAACATCAGGTGCTTTCTGACATGGTGTTTCATCTCACAGACCATACGCTGAAAGGTACTGAGCCAGAAGGCAGCTATGAGGAAATGGGCGCGGCACTGCCACTCACAGATGCAGAAACAGCGGCGAAAATTTTACTTGGGGAGACAGATTGATGAGTTACACAGAAAGAGCCAGAGCATTGAGACCCTATATTGAAAAAGCGTCTATTAGCTTACCCGATGAGGATGCACTGCAAGCAGTAGAGTTATTCCCACAGTGGGTGACAGGCCATTCTTACGCGGTCGATGATCGGCTGCAATACAATGGCGTATTATATCGCGTGGTGCAGGCGCATACCTCACAGGCAGACTGGACACCGGATATTACACCGGCACTGTTTGTGATCGTTTCACTAGAGGAATGGCCGGAATTTGTGCAACCTACGGGTGCGCATGATGCCTACAATAAGGGTGACAAGGTGACGTTTGAAGGCAAGCATTACATCAGCTTGATTGACGGGAATGTATTTTCACCAGCGGAATATCCGGCTGGTTGGCAGGAACAGGCGTAATTTACGAGAAGAAGGGAGAACACCATGGAAACAAAGACCATCATCGTTACGCTCGTCTGCGCCGTGCTCGGCGAGGCAGATAGAAATGTATGAGCACAAGCAACACCGCCGGGCAGAAAATGACCGACGCAGAGCTCGCAAAGCTTGAAAAGCGGATTGCTGAGATATATAGGGAAGCGTATAACGATCTGACGGATACGATCAGGGATTACTTCGGTAAATTTGCAGCGCGCGACGCGGTGGAAAAGGCGCGGCTGGAGGCTGGGGAGATCTCGGAGGATCAATACAAGCTGTGGCGTGCTGCTCAGATTGGACGCGGGAAGCGGTTTGAAGCGCTACGGGATAAGGTCGCAGAGCGCATGACAAATGCAAACGCAACCGCAATCGCCTATATCAACGACGCAACGCCGGGGATTTACAGCCTGAACAGGAACCTAGCAGCCTATATGATCGAGCAGGTGGCGGGGGACGTTGGATTCGATCTCTGGGATGAGCGGGTTGTGAAGCGCCTGATTGCCGAGCAGCCGGGCCTTATGCCGTCCTACCCGGAGAAGCGAGCACTCAAACGTGGGATTGATCTTGCATACGGGAAAAAGCAGATAACCGCCAGTGTCACCAGCTCCATCTTGCAGGGCCGGAGCATCAAAGGCATGGCGGATGATCTGCAAAGCCGCATTACCACCATGAACCGCGACAGCGCCATCCGGACGGCCCGCACAGCCGTCACGGGCGCGCAGAACGCCGGACGGCTGGATTCCTATTATGCCGCTGAGAAAATGGGAATCAAGTGCAGAAAACAATGGATGGCAACGCTCGACGGAAGAACCCGCCACTCCCACGCCATGCTCGACGGCGAGATCGTGGACAACGACAAAAAGTTCTCCAACGGCTGCCGCTACCCAGGCGACCCAAACGGCCCACCGTCCGAAATCTATAACTGCCGCTGCACGCTGGTATCCGAGATCGAAGGAATCGACACCTCCGGAGGCAAGCGCCGCGCCAGGAACCAGGCGACCGGACGGAATGAGCTGATTGAGAACATGAGCTATGCGGAATGGGCAGGGTGGAAAAAGAAAAATGGACGTTAAATTTATCGACAACTCAGAGGAAATCAAGGACAATATGAAAAACGCGCTGCTTCGTGCGCTTGAAAAGGTCGGAATGACGGCGGAAAAGTACGCGAAGCGGCTATGCCCGGTTGATACCGGAAATCTGAGGAACAGCATCACGCACCGCGTAGACCAGGAAGAACCGGCGGTATACGTCGGAAGTGATTCTGAATATGCTGCCTATGTGGAGCTCGGGACGGGCAAGCATTATCCGGGCGGGAGACCTACGCCGTGGGCGTATCAGGACGCGAAGGGGAACTGGCACTGGACGGCGGGCAATAAAGCACAGCCGTATCTGAAGCCCGCAGCGGCGAACTATGCGGCGCAGTACCGACAAATCGTCGAAGATGAGATGAAAAACGGATAAAGATTGCGTCCCAGAGCCATAAATATACGGTATAAGTGTGGTAACAGCAAAGAAATGACTGTTGCCACATTTTTTGTTCTGTCGCGGCAAAGCACCGCCGGCAAGGGAAAGGAAGATAGAACATGGCACTGACGCGCAAGCTCCTGAAGGGAATGGGGCTGACAGAAGAGCAGATGGATACGATCATTGAGGCACACACCGATACCGTAGACGGGCTGAAAAGTGACCTTGCACGGTATAAGGCAGACGCCGAAAAGCTCCCCGGAGTACAGGCGGAGCTTGAAAACCTGAAAGCCAAAGGCGACGATGGCTGGAAGGATAAGCACGACAAGGTCAAAAAGGAATTTGACGACTACAAAAGAGAGCAGATGCAGAAGGAAACCAAGAGCGCGAAGGAATCCGCGTATCGGGAACTTTTGAAGTCTGCGGGTATCAGCGAAAAGCGCATTGATTCGGTTTTGAAGGTCACCGATCTTTCTTCGGTTGAATTGGAAGACGGCAAGATCAAGAACGCCGATGATTTGAAGAAGTCCATCAAGGAAGAGTGGGCAGATTTCGTTGTTACCACGAAACAGAAGGGCGCGGACACCAAAGACCCGCCCGCAAACAACGGCGGCGCTATGAGCCGGGACGACATCTTCAAAATCAGGGACGCGTCTGAACGGCAGGCAGCAATTGCCGCAAATCTCAATTTGTTCGGAAAGGAAGAATAAATATGGCAGCAAAGACCAATCTGACGATGACGAGCGACGTTCAGGTAACCGCTCGTGAAATCGATTTTGTAACCCGCTTTGCGCGGAACTGGCAGCACCTGCGCGACATTCTAGGCATTATGCGCCCCATCAAAAAGCAGCCGGGAACCGTCCTGAAATCCAAGACTGCAAGCGTGACGCTCGCGCAGAGCGTCGGCGAGGGCGAAGAGATCCCCTATTCCAAAGCGACTGTCATTGAAAAGGACTACGCCAACATCAACGTCGAGAAGTACGCAAAGGCCGTTTCCATCGAGGCGATCAAGGAATACGGATATGACGTCGCAGTCGCGCTGACCGACGAGGCGTTCCTGTATGAGCTTCAAACCAACGTTACGAACCGGTTCTACGATTATCTGAATACCGGCCTGCTGACCGTCAGCGAGACCAACTGGCAGCGCGCGCTTGCAATGGCGAAGGGCGCTGTTATCAACAAGTTCAAGCAGATGCACCGCACCGCGACCAACGTTGTTGGCTTCGTGAACGTGATGGATCTGTACGATTACCTCGGTGGCGCAGACATCACCATTCAGACCGAGTTTGGATTCCAGTACATCAAGAATTTCATGGGCTATAGCACCGTGTTCCTGCTGTCTGACGATGAGATCAAACGCGGTCGTGTTATTGCGACTCCGGTCGAGAACATTGTCCTGTACTACATTGACCCAGCTGACAGCGATTTCGCCCGTGCTGGCCTCGACTACAGAACCGACGGAGAAACCAACCTTGTCGGTTTCCATGTGCAGGGCAACTACTCCACTGCGGTCTCCGAGTCCTTTGCGATCATGGGCATGACCCTGTTCGCGGAGTATCAGGACGGCATTGCCGTTGCTGACATTGACGAGACCCCGACGCTCGGCACGCTGACGGTTACCTCTGCGGCGGGCACGGCGACAGGTGACACGAAGATCACGGTAACGCCCGCGAAGGAAGCAAGCGGCAACGTCTACAAGTACAAGGTAGGCGATTCGGCTGAGACTGTCACCTACGGCCAGAACGTCAGAACGTGGCCGACGTGGGACGGCAAGTCCGATGTCACGGCAGCGACGGGCAAGAAGATCACTGTTGTTGAGGCTGATGCGACCTATAAAGCGCAGAAGGCCGGAAACGCGACGGTAACGGCGAAGTAAGGAGGCGGCAGCGCAATGCTAACCGAATTGTGCGGGGTTCTGCGGAACTGGTTTGAAACGGATCGGATCAGCGGAACGTACACAGTAGAAAACGGCAGCATTGCGCTGCCGTTCCTGCAAGAAGGGCAATTCTTCCGGATTGTCGGCTCTGTTTTCAACGACGGAGTTCACCAATACCCGGATTACGGGATGGCCGATGAGACCTTTGATGGATCTGTCTGGCCGATGGCCGTCCCATCCGCTGTCCTCGCCCTCGAAGCTGAGATCAGAGCATGGCAAGAGAAAAACGGGGACGCGGCAGCAAGCCCGTTCACATCGGAAAGCTTCGGCGGGTATAGCTACTCGAAGGGATCGAGCGGAAGCACGTCCGCGAGCGGGGCCGTGACATGGCAGACGACGTTCAAATCGCGCATGAACCAGTGGAGGAAGATCTGATATGAGTTTACTTGATGATTTTGCCCGCCCGTGCGTGCTGCTCGAAAAAAGCCGGACGCCGGACGGAGCGGGCGGTTACGTCACGATATGGACGGACGGGGCGGAATTCGCAAATTACCAGATGCTCGATACGTCCATGGAGGCTCGCAGAGCGGAGAAGGAGGGCGTGACAAGCGTTTACTCGGTGCTTGTGCAAAAAGCCGTACCAATCGATTATAACGACTTCTTCCGCGACAAGACGACCGGCGAGACGTACCGCGTCACGTCCGAGCCAAAGGACAAGCAAACACCGAAGTCCGCAAGCTTCGATCTGAAATACTTCACTGCAGAAAAGAAAGCGCTGCCAACATGACGAAAGACAAAGCATTGCATGCGTGGTTCTCGCAATTTCTCACGGCATACCCCACATCAAGTGTCCCGGACGATGCCGTTTTTCCGTGGCTGACCTATGAGCTGATTACCGGCGCGTGGGACAGCGGGGAAATCGGCCTGACGGTGAATCTCTGGTACTACACAACGCAGGAAGCAGAACCAAACGCGAAAGCGCAGGAAATCTCGGACGCTATCGGCTTGGGCGGCGTGTTTGTGCCGTGTGACGACGGCGCAATCTGGATCAAGCGCGGATCTCCGTGGTGCCAGAACGTCCGGGACGATTCTGATGCAAATATCAAGCGGCGGTATTTGAACGTCACAATCGAATACATTACCGCGAACTGAAAGGACTGATTTCATGGCGAAATTTACAAAAATTCCGGCGGATACGTTTAAGCAGCTGCAAATCAATGCTGGCGTTATTTTGAGCGAATTTACGCCTGCAACCGGAACGTTTGAACCGGAGAACCAGATCGGCGCAACTACCGGAGGCATTACATTTTCCGCGACACCGACGTATTCTGACTACGGCTCGGATGTGGACAACTGCCCAAAGAACACAATGGAAATGAAGCGGATGGACGATGTCGAAGTGAAACTTTCCGGTACATATGTAACGGCTACGACTACCTCCGCGAAATCTCTTATGGCGGCGGCTGACATCGACGGCACAGATACGACGAAGGTTGTTCCTCGGCGCGATCTTTCGCCGACTGACTTTGCGGACATCTGGCTTGTGGGTGATTATTCCGATAAGAACGGTGCGACAAACGGTGGTTTCATTGCTATTCGTCTTATGAACGCGCTATCGACCGGCGGATTCCAGCTGAAAACCGCCGACAAGGGCAAGGGACAGATGGCGTTTGAGTACACGGCGCACTATTCGATGTCGAAGCAGGATGTTGTGCCGTATGAGGTTTATATCAAAACCGGTACGGCCGAAACGTAAGGAGAAGAAAGTATGAAATTTTCGGAACTTAGCACGGATAGAGCAGCTGATGTTCTTTGCGAGGTCAGCGTGTACGCGCTCAATATTCTGACGGACGATGAGCTGAGGGAGAGTCTGAAAGCACAGATCGACGCGGAGAAGCCGCAGACGGCGGGAGAACGGTACGCGATCGGTGCGCAGAAGATCGGTCAGTGGATTCCCCTGATTCTGAAAAAGCACCGGGAAGATACGCTTGGTATTCTGGCTGCGGTCAACGAAACGACTGTTGAGGCGGTCAAAAAGCAGAGCGTCCTAAAAACCGTGCGGCAGATTCAGGAGATCGTCAAGGACAAGGATATGCTGAATTTTTTCAAATCGTGCGCGTCGGAGGCGAAAGCGTAACGCTTGCGCTTCTGGCAGCTCCAAAGATAAGCGCGGGGGGGCTGATTCGCCTTTTGCCGATTTTGGTAAAGCGGCAGCAGGAAGAATCAGCCTTCCGTATTTATACGGCGGAGTGTTTGCGCACAATGACGGAAAACACAGCGAAATTCGCGGGCGGCAGTTTCATGCAGGCGAAATATTCCGATCTAATAGCCCCGAAGCCGCAGGACAACCGAACCTGCGAAGAAATCACCGCCGAGGTTGTTAAGCGGTGCGGATTGGTGGTGAAGCATGAATCTATTTGAACTTTTTGTAAAAATCGGCGCGGACACGTCTGAAGCGGACAAGGGCATTGACGAAACCAGGAAGAAAACATCTGGGCTTGGCGAAAAAATAAAGAGCGGGCTTGCAACTGTCGGAAAGGCCGCAGTTGTCGGCGTGACCGCAGCGGCGACGGCAATCGGCACAATCGGCACAAAGGCGATCCAGGCATACGCAGACTATGAGCAGCTCGTCGGCGGCGTAGAGACGCTTTTTAAGGATAGCCAAGATAAAGTTATGGAGTACGCAAACAACGCGTACAAAACCGCTGGGCTGTCTGCGAATGAGTACATGGAGACGGTGACAAGCTTTTCTGCATCCCTGCTGCAGTCTCTCGATGGGGATACCAGTGCAGCGGCAGAAAAAGCAAACCTGGCGCTGACTGATATGTCCGACAACGCGAACAAAATGGGCACGGACATGACATCAATCCAGAACGCATATCAGGGGTTCGCAAAAGCAAATTACACCATGCTCGATAACCTGAAGCTCGGCTACGGCGGTACGCAGGCCGAAATGCAGCGACTGCTTGAGGATGCTGAAAAAATTTCCGGAATCAAATACGATATATCCAGCTATGCGGATATAGTGGACGCAATCCATGTCGTGCAGACCGAAATGGGCATCACCGGCACGACCGCAAAAGAAGCCGCGTCCACGATTCAAGGATCTTTCGGCATGGTAAAAGCCGCATGGAAGAACCTTGTGACCGGCCTTGCAGACCCGGATCAGGACTTGGGAACCCTCGTGGGCAACTTCACAGATTCCATTGTCGTTGCGGGCAATAACCTGATTCCGCGCATTCAGGAGCTTTTACCGCGCATTGTGGAGGCAATTTCCGGGCTGCTGGGAACCATAAGCACACAGCTGCCGGGCATACTCAGCTCTGTCCTGCCGTCACTCATCGAGGGCGCGACAAGCCTGGTCACCGGGCTCATGTCCGCGCTCCCGGAGATCCTTACGGTGCTTGGCGACATCGCGCCGACAGCCATTGGGATTCTCGTTCCGGCCATAGTCGAGCTTCTGCCGGAAATCATTCAAACCGGTATAGATGTTATTATCTCTCTGGTACAAGGCATTACGGAGACGCTTCCGGAATTGATCCCGGCGGCAACAGAAGCAATCATCAAAATCGCTGAAACGCTAACCGACCCTGGCAATCTCGGAAATTTGGTAGATGCGGCGCTTGAGATCATCCTTGCTCTGGCGGACGGGATCATTGATGCCGTTCCGAGGCTGCTTGAGGTGGCGCCCAAGCTTATCACAAATCTCATCACCGCGCTTATTGAAAACTTCCCCAAAATCATCGAATCCGGCGTAAAGCTTGTCATGTCGCTCGTCGACGGCCTGATTAAATCCATTCCGCAGCTTGTCGCAGCTGCGCCGAAGCTTATCATCGGCATTGTGAACGGGATCATTGCGAACCTTCCACAGATTATTTTGTCGGGGCCGCAAATCATCCTGGCTCTGATAGAGGGGCTTATCAGCGCGATCCCGGATCTCGTTCAGGCCGTGCCAACACTGATCAAGTCGATCGTCGACACGTTCCTCAATTATGACTGGGGCAGCATCGGAACAAATATCGTTGACGGTATCAAAAACGGATTTCTGCATATGTGGGAGAGCCTAAAGCGGACGGTAAGCGATATGGTCAACGGCCTTGTGAGCGGCGTCAAGAGCATCCTCGGTATTGCGTCCCCGTCTAAAGTCTTCGCCGGAATCGGCGGCTACATGGCAGAAGGACTTGGGCAGGGCTTTGACAGGGAAATGCTCGGGGTGCGGAAAGATATCGAAGATCAGATGACCTTCGGCACAACGTCCTTCTCTGTGTCCGGCGCGGCAAAGTCCTCCGTCGGCATCGTGAACGGCCTGCTGGCCAACAACCAGCCGAGCGGGCTGACACAGGTGAATCTTGTCGTTGACGGCCAAACGCTGGCGCGGGTACTGTTCGATCCGCTGCGAGGTGAAATTCTGCAAAGGGGTGTGTCACTTGCGTAGGATTAAAATCACGGACGGAACAAACACGGTCACACTTCTGCGCGATCTCGTGTTCACGATTCAGCCGAAGGATATTGGCGCAACCGCGACAATGGCATCCGGAAAGACGGTTATGGATATCATCGGGGTAAAAAATGAATTGAAAATCCCGACGGGCTGGCTTTCTGTCGCCGATCTCCGAAAACTCCGCAGCATGATCAACACGAAACATGTGTTGAGCGTGACATACCCGGATGTAGACGGCGACAAAACAAGGGATTTCCTTTTTGAACAGCCGGAATACAAGGCGATCATCTACGATGAGGACGGCGTATCGCAGTGGTGTGGCGTCACGATCTCCGCGACACAGCAAGGGGTGGATTGATGCAGAAGGTATCGAGCAATTACGCACCGTTTACACCGGTGCGTGAGGTTGGTATGCTTGTCCGGTTTTACATTGTTGACCCGTCGGCAAAGAAGAACGGTACGGCCTCTGCATCTGATTCGACACCAGGCACAAGCGCCGCCGAAACGATCAGCGACAGAGAAACCATATCCGGGAAGTTTGCTGGGCTTGAATTGAACCGGTGGGTTCTGGATGGGACAATCGATATTCCGAACGATAGCTTTGACGGGCAGCATGTAGGCTGGTGGAGCGGAGTAGTATCAAACGAGAGCGCCGAAATGGCAAGCATAATTACGTTTGAATTCTCCGCTCCGGTATCCACGATTGGTTGGGCGATGCTGTTTGATGAAAAAATGAACCAATACCCGGCGCAGATCACAATTACCGCATATGCGAGCGACGGATCGGCGGTCGCAACCGGAACAAAGATGATCACGCAGGCGCGGCAGAACATCAGCATGACTGCCGCAAATTACACAAAGCTGACGATTCGATTTGACAAGACGCTCCTGCCAAAGACACGCGCCCGGCTGCGGCAGATCGATTTCGGCCTGACGGAAACCTACGAAAACGACACAATGGCCGACGTGAAGATCATAGAGGAAGCATCCGTTTCCTGCGAATCGTTCCCGTCCCGGCAGATTTCCTTTACATTTGACAACGCGGATCATCGGTACAACATTCTGAACCCGGACGGCGTTTTCTCCGTGATTCAGGATGGCCAGAAATTGCTTGCCAGATGCATTGTAAACGGAGAGAGCATAGACGTTGGCGAGTTCTTTTTTACGTCCGTTACAGCACGCGATTCCGGCGTCACAGCACAGCTTGTCGGAAACGATATGGCTGCGACACTCGATCGCGCAACCTATGAGGCCGGAAACGCTACCGCGTGCAAGCTCCAGACTGTAGTTGCGTCCGTACTGGAAGGATACGACGTCACTGTGATCTACGGCGGCGGCGCAGACGAAAGAACGGTAGTCCCTGCAATCCCTCGGAAGACGACGAGACGCGAGTCGATCCGGATTCTGGCACAGGCCGCAATGTGCTCCGCGTGGTTTGATCGATCCGGAAACCTGCACATCGCGGAGCTTTCAGCAGGCGCAGTATTGGGAGAAATAACGCCGGATGAGCTTTATAACTATGACGGTGTGTCCATATCGGAAGCGGTTGATTGCGTAGAGCTGCACGTTAAGAGCGACTACGCGAATATCGATACGACAATCACCGCCGGGAGCGGAAAAAACATCAAGAGCGTAAATAACCCGTGCGTAGCGCCTGCAAACTATCAGAGTGTGGCCGCGTGGCTGCTTGCGCAGTATAATCGCCGAAAGATCTACAGCGTGAAAAACCGGGGCAATCCGGCGCTCGAAACCGGCGACACCATCAAAATCTCCGACGCATTCGCACAAAACGAAAATGCTGTGCAGACCGGTATGGAACTGACGTTCAGCGGAGGCGGAATTTATGCCGTAACGAAAGGAGTTGGCGCATGAGTACCATCATTGACACCCTCGTCACCGACCGGACGCAGGCGGACGTGGAGCGGGTGAAGGAACTGGCGGCGAAGGGATTTTCCGCCATGACCGCAGCCGAGCGGGCGGAATGGCTGACCGGGATGAAGGGCGCATACAACGCTTCCGATCTGAACCGCGTGGGAACCGCCCTGAACTATCTGGCGGGCCGCCTTGGGCCAATCTGCGGGAAGATCATAACATGGACGGCGAAAACCGATTGGGCCGTCACGGACATTGCAACGGCCTCACAGGCTGAGACATACCGGCAGCAGATACAGGATATCCGCGATGCGCTTGCGTATCCTGCCGGAACGCCGGACGCGCCGCAGATGAAACGCCTCACCTACACCGGCGCAAACGACATCGAGCGCATCCTGACGATCTGCGAAGAATTGATCGTCAACGTTGCAAAATCTTTTCGCTACACTGGCGCGGCGGAGTGCGCCGCAGGAGGACTTCTGACATGAAAGATAGACAGCCAACACAAGTTTTATCCAACGGCGCAATCCGGTACGGCTTTTATAACGCCGACGGAACCCTGAATCACTACGAATATCTCAAGCGAGACGACGCCCCGACCGAAGAGGGCACGCCGCTCAATAAGGCAAACTTACTCTCCGATGCTACCGCGGCCAAGATCTGGCCGAACGCAAGTACCCGCCCGGAAGACCCGACGGTCAGCGAGGCGCTTGCAGAATTGCAGAAAGGCACCGTGAAAGTCGGCGATATCCTTATGACGGTAAGAGCGAAACCATCCGATGCGTGGTTGCTCTGCGATGGTCAAAAAATCACGCGAGCAGACTATCCTGAACTTTTCGACTTGTTACGGTCAACCGCAGCACCTGGCGATTGGACTAATCAGACCGTAACTGGAATTGATCGCAACACTTCTACACTGAACTATATCAATGGCCAGTGGATGTGCTTTAATACAGATCCAGATGAGCCTATACGTATATACACGTCTAACGATGCACACGCATGGTCAGTACATGCTGTACAGTGTGTAGACTCGAGCGGCGTTTCTCGATCGGGTACTATACAGGCTATTTGTTACAGTAATATCGACGACGCGTACTACCTGCTACTATACTACTCGTCTAAGATACATGTGTACAAACTGAACGCATCTCTAAGCACACTTACAGATCTCACAACCACTACAGCGGGCATTGAAAGTAACCGTTTTGGCTTCTGGAGTGCTGGTTGGGAGAGACCTGATGGTAGCATCTGTTTTGCTATAATTATGTACGATGCTAATCCATGGGTAACGCAAGCTAATAGTAAGTACACTATACAGAGTAAGACTTATATTCTAACAAATCACGGCAAGACGATTACTGTCGCTGGAGCCTGTGATGGTATAGACTACAATCCCGATTCAGATCAATTCTTACTTATGGTTGGTCGAAAGGTCTATACAAATAGTCAACCTGGGTATTCAGATACCGCTACTTTAATTGGAGAAGTTCCAACGTCTATACTACCTACAAACGACGCTAATGACGGATTTATACCTTTCATATGTGCTACCACGGGCACTATTGTAGTGGTATGGGGTCACGGTCGTCTGAAGTATGCATATTCAATCAATAAAGGGGCGACTTGGATTGCCGGTCCAGCTGATATTCAAAATGCAGAGAACCCCAGTGAGCCGTATGACTACTTTACCCCATGGTCTGGTTGGACTTTTATCGATGGGCTCCTAATATTTCAGGTAACTATGGAAGAAAGCAACGACAGCATAACCAAACACAACTATACCTGCAGTATTTCAGATCCAGCTGATAAGGTATACAAGGATCAGGGCAAGTATATTGCACAGCTCAATTCAAGCGCTCTAGCAATAACCTCGCCAACCTTCGATTCCAGTAGCCAAATAGCTTCAGTGTATGTACGAGACTATGGCAATCCAGCTAAAGCTGTCCCGACTATTACACCAGATAGTCGTAGCCATGCCTACATTAAAGCTCTGGAGGAATAACCATGCGGGACAGAAAACCGACGAAAGTCCTGCAAAACGGCGCGGTACAGTATTCGGTGACCAGAGTCTCCATGGGTGTGACTGCGACCAGAGAAGAATGGATTCGCCCAGAGGATGAGCCATTGGAGTCTGGGACACCACTTACCAAAGAAACGCTATTATCGGGAGAAGCGGAGGAGATCATATGGCCGGGGAGCGGGAAGCCTGCAAATCCGACCGTAAACGACGCGCTGGACAAGCTGACCGGAGCGAAGGAAGTTGGTGATATCCTCACAACCGTCCGCATTCTCTCTGCCCCATGGCATGAATGCGACGGATCTCGCTTCTCGCGTATGTCCTACCCGGCGCTTTATGCAGTCCTCGGCGGCACGACGCTGCCGACGATCAGCTATTCCAGCGATACCACCACCTACATCAAAATGGCGGACGATTAGCCCGCCGGAAATAGAGAGGTACATAACAAATGGATGCTGGAACCATCACGATCATTTGCGCCGTGCTCGGCTCGTCCGCGCTGACGGCGGTCGTCAACGCCGTCGTCAGCGCGATACAGAAAAAGCGCGGCAAGGCCACAACGCAGGAGGCACATTTAGACGAGATAGACAAAAAGCTCGGGAAAATGCAGGAGCATCAGAACGAGCAGTATCTCGCAATTCTCAGGCTGACCATCATGTCGGAAGAAATGCCAATGGCAGAGCGTCTGATCGCCGGAGAGAAGTATAAAAAGATGGGCGGGAACGGCGACGTGAAAAAATTCCTGCACCAGCTGGAGGCGCAATGCGGGAAGGGGGCGAAGCCGGAGGAATGAGCGGGAAAAGCAAATGGACGAAAGGCGAAATGTCGCGCACCATTGTCGTTTACTGCATCAAGGCCCTGACGCTGACGCTGATCTGGGCCGTCGCGCTGGAGACAATCGCCGTGCTGTTTTCGCTCGAAATCGATCTGACCGCCGTGCTCACCTTCGCCGCTGCGGCCTTCGGCGGGGAGCTCCTGCTGCTGGCCTTCAAACGCGTATTCGCAAAGAAAAATGAACCTGTAGAATGAAAGGGGTACATACAAAATGACAGAAAAAAAGTTTTTTGAGCTTGTGAAAAAGCTGGTGACTGGTTACACCAACGAACACTTAGACAAGAGCGACGGAAAGCAGATCAGCCCTGATGACGTTTACGTCGTGTGGTACTGCAAAACGTTGAAGAATTGGAAAGCACTGGCTTCCACGACGCTGTTCGACGGCATGTACTATGAACTGACGCTCAACGGCGACAAGCAGGAAATTTATCTCGACGCTTACAAAAAGTTCGAGAACCGCGCAATCAAGGTGGAGGGCTGATTATGGAAAACATCAAGAAGCGGCTCGGCAATCTGCTGAGCGTCAAGTCCATCGTCACGCTGGTGCTGACGGCGGTATTTGCGTACATGGCAGTCGCCGGGAAGATCTCGCAGGACTTTATGATGGTGTATACCGTCGTGATCGCGTTTTACTTTGGCACGCAGAGCCAGAAAGCGCAGGACGCCATCGATGCGGCAGGCAAACCGCAGGAGGACGCGCAGAAATGAGCATCAAGATCGGGCAGGCCAGCCTTGGAGAAACCGGAGGACGCAACCAGCAGCCCGGCAACCAGAGCGGCCGGGAGCTGAATATCTCCAACTGGTACAATGGCCGCTGGCTCGGCGTCCTGCGCTACAAGAGCCGCAAAAAGGCCGAGCTGGCCGCGCAGACGTGCGAGGCAGCAATTAAAAACCGGAATATCGGATACGACATGGCCGACCGGAACACGGCGTATGAGGCCGCCAGAGCCGTCGGATGGGACGTGAGCAAGATCACAAAGCCCGTGGAGACGGACTGCTCCGGCCTCATGACGCTCTGCGCCGTGGCTGCAGGCTGCGCGTCGGTCGAAGCGCTCTACCGCCGGCAGGGCAACAGCTGCACGACATACTGCATGCTGCACGATTGGCCAGCGACGGGAGACTTTGTGCTGCTGACCGGCAGCAAGTATCTGACGACGGACGCCAATCTCCTGCGCGGGGACGTGCTGGTAAGCGAGGGCCATACCGTGATGGCCCTCGAAGATGGAAAAAATGCAGAGGAGGAAACTGAGATGGTAGAAAAGAGCAAGATCATCGTGGACGGCAAGGAAGTCGCCGTTGAACGCATCCTGAAGAACGGCACGAACTACGTCAAGGTGCGCGATCTGGCCGCTGCGCTGGATCTCGAAGTCAGCAACAAGGGCAATATCGCCGTGCTGAATCACAAGGAAAAGTAAGGAGGCGGGGCGTATGTCGCCGCAGGCGCGGGCCAAGCTGCCGCCAGAGCTGGGCCGCCTGACCCGCAAGGACATGGAAGCCGTGATCTATCAGGCCAATCTTGGCCGGGAAAATGAGAAGATCGCACAGCTCTATTTCGTGGACAAGCTCCCCCAAGTCGACGTCGCGACGGAGCTGTTTCTAGGCCGAGCCACGGTACAGCGCCGCCTGCCGGAGATCATGGCGCGGATGAAGGCTGCGTCCGGCAGTCTTCCAAACTGAGCGGAAATGATGCACAAGTGATACGCAGCTGAGGCACATCAAAACGCAAAAAACCCCATACTGGACACATCAAAGGAGTGTTCGGTATGGGCTTTTCTTATTTCAATCCAAATCCCGCCGGGCAGAAGGTCGGGGACTGCACCGTCCGGGCTATCGCAAAGGCGACCGGGAAGAGCTGGGACGAGGTGTATATCGGCCTGTGCCTGCAGGGGCTGATCATGGGCGATCTGCCGAGCGCAAACAGCGTGTGGAGCGCATACCTCCGGCAGCAGGGCTTTACCCGGAACGTGATCCCGAACACATGCCCGGACTGCTATACCGTCGCGGACTTTTGCGCAGATCATCCGCGCGGCGTGTATGTTCTTGCTCTGTCCAGTCATGTGGTCTGCGCGGAGAACGGAAGCTATTTCGACACATGGGACAGCGGCAATGAGATTCCGCTGTTCTACTGGGCAAAGGAGGATAAATGATGTTCGGACAACAGCCGTATGTGTATCAGCAGCCGATTTATAATCAGCCAATCGGCCAGCCGATCAGTCAGCCGATGCAGGAACCAATGATGCGTCCGCAGTACCAGCCCGCGCCGCAGATGCCGGCCTACCAGCCGCAGCCCCAGCAGCCGCAGAATCAGTCGATTATCTGGATCCCGAACGAACAGGCCGCAAACGACTTTATCGTCGCGCCCAACAATGCCGTTACGCTTTGGGATATGAACGCGCCGGTCGTGTATGTGAAAAAGGCCGATGCAAGCGGCAAGCCGACCATGACGACCTACGACCTTGTAGAGCGCGCACAGGCCGCACCAGCGCCCGCAGCGCCGCGAAGGGACATGAGCGAGGAATATGTGACCCGCCGCGAGTTTGAAGAGCTGGTAGCCAAGCTGACGGCCCCCAGCGTAAGACCGGCGAGAAAGACAAAGGAGGCTGAAAGCGATGGCTAACCCCCTGTTTCAGGCCCTCGGCGGCGTGCAGATGCCCGGCCAGATGGGGCAGTTTCAAAATATGGTGCAGCAATTCCGGCAGTTTCAGCAGACGTTTCAGGGCGACCCGAAAGCAGAGGTCGAAAAACTGGTACAGAGCGGGAAAATCACGCAGCAGCAGTTGAACCAGCTGCAGCAGGTGGCGGGGCAATTCCGGCAACTGCTGCAATAGTTCGGGAATTCCGAACAGTTGAACGATCAAAATCGTGGCCACGATTGAGATAAATCTTTTGAATCTACGAAAGGAATGAAAAATATGAGTTTGAATGACGGCTCCCCGACCATGACAATGCCCGTCGCGCCTACCGGCATGACAGGTGGCGGCTGGGGCGGCTTCGGCGGTGATAATGGCTGGTGGATCATCATCCTGTTCCTTGCCATTTTCTGCGGCTGGGGCGGCAATGGAAACGGCTTCGGCAACAACGGCAGAAATTCCGGCGGCGTTGTAGACGGCTATGTGCTGGCCTCTGACTTCTCCAACATCGAGCGCAAGATCGACAGTGTAAATCAGGGACTTTGCGACGGATTTTACCAGCAGGCGCAGCTTGTCAACGGCACCAACATGGCGATGGCAAACGGCTTTGCTCAGGCCGAGCTTTCCCGCTGCAACCAGCAGGCCGCGCTTATGCAGCAGCTGAACAACATGGCGATGCAGGCACAGGAGTGCTGCTGCGAAAACCGCGCTGCAATCGCCCAGGTGCGCTACGACATGGCGACGCAGGCGTGCGACACCCGCAACACCGTGCAGAACACCACCCGCGACATCATCGACGCGATGAACTGCGGCTTCCGCAGCATTGACCAGCGTCTGACGGCGCAGGAGCTTGCGGCGAAGGACGCGAAGATTGCCGAGCAGAACCAGCAGCTTTTCGGCTACCAGCTGGCAGCATCGCAGGCGGCACAGAACAATTACCTTGTTTCCACGCTTCGCCCGAGTCCCAGCCCGGCCTATGTTGTAGCGAATCCGTACTGCTGCAACAGTGGCTACAACTACGGCTGCGGAAACTGCGCGTAACAACTCCACATCGTAGAGCTTTTTCGTGGTCTCACGAAAATGGTCGGCCCCCATTGCCGATACTCGAAAGCAACGCGGCGGGGCAATCGTCCCGCCGCTATTTTTAACCGCGTCGAATTCGGCGCTTTTAGAAAGGAATGATTTTATGGCTGAATTTACATCATCCGGGATTCAAACTGTCGCCGCTGGGCAGAACGTCCCTCTGATCTCCACGGCGGCTTGCGGAAAGCCGTGCATCGTACATCGAGAAGGAAGCGGGCTTGTTACGCTGCGCGGGCTTACGCAGCAATGCAAGGCGAAGTTCCGCGTATCCTTTGGCGCGAATATCGCCGTACCTACAGGCGGAACAGTAGGTGCCATTACCGCTGCGCTCGCAATCAACGGCGAACCTCTGAGCAGCGCCACAGCGACCGTAACCCCTGCGGCTGTTGAGAACTATTTCAACATCTTCGTTTCCACATTCGTGGAAGTCCCGCGCGGCTGCTGCCTGACTGTAGCGGCGAAGAACACCAGCGCGCAGGCGATCAGTTTCGCAAATAGCAATATGATCGTCGAGCGCGTATCGTGAGAGGAGGATGCAATATGTACGATTTGAGAAACCTGCGTGAAATGCTCTGCAAAGAGCTTGATGAAATCGCCGACAAGCACGAAATGTCTGCGGGCGATCTAGACGCGATCCAGAAACTTACCAGCTCCATCAAGAATACATACAAGATCGAGATGGCTGAAGACGGCGGCTATTCCCGCGATGGCGAGTGGGAGGCGGATATGCGCGGTACTTACGGCCGGGGCAGCTCTTACCGTGGCCGCCGCCGCGACGCAATGGGCCGCTACAGCCGCACAGACGCCCGCGAGCATATGCGCGCGCAGCTGGACGATATGATGCGCGACGCGGACGACGATAAAACCCGTGACGCGATCCGCCGCTGCATGGAGCAGATCGAGCGGGCATAAGGGGGATATGATATGCTGGATAAAGCCGAGATCCGCAAGGAGATAGCGCGGCTGGAATATGAGGAATCCAGCTATCCCAATTATGCCAAACTGGCAGATCTTTATGTGATACGCGATAAGATGCAGGAAGAGGAACGGGGCGACGGCGGTAGGTATGTGGGTTCCTACTCCGGCGCTCCCGCCCCTGTGACCGCAGAACCGGCTACCGTGGGCGAGTACGGGGACAGTGAGTTTTTACTTGCGGTAGCTGGGAAAGACCCGGCAAAGGCTTGGGCGGTCGTTGATGAACTTATGGACACATTATCGCTTGTGAACCGAAAAGTCTATGATTCCATGCTTCGGAAAATAAAGTCCATGTAGCAAAAAATAGGGGAGTCCCCTCGCATTGCACTGAATTTGTAGCATACAATGTAGCATACGGGAAATGATTTTATGTTACAGAGCGTGTCATAACGTGATTTTTCGCTTTTTGAAAATACGCAGAAAATGGGGCGAAAAGCATAAAAAAGTACCGATTTTAGCTTTAAAACAGCTAAAATCGGTACTTTGGCGCGGAAGGAGAGATTTGAACTCTCGCGCGCTTTTTAGACGCCTACTCCCTTAGCAGGGGAGAAAAACCCATTGAAAACACTGGGGAAATTGGCGTTTGTAACATATTTTGTAGCATACATAATTCACTCTGTCGAGTCGTTTTGCAACTGATTTACGGCATCGACCATGCCTTTCATGTCCGGGTGTACGTACCGTTGGGTAGTCGTTATCTTCGTGTGGCGCATGATTTCCTTGATCGTAAACGGGTCGATGTTTTTCATTGCGAGGGCTGTAGCGGTTGTATGGCGGCATGAGTAAGGTGGTAGCTTTTGCACTCCGGCAAGCTCCAAACACTCATAATATCTCTTGTAAAAATTATCTTTGTTTATGCAGCAGATATTTCCGACGCGCGATTTGCTTTCTTCGCATAGTTCATGCAGCACCGGCGCAACGAAATCCGGGAAGACCATAGGCGTTTCCTTCCGCTTCTTTGTCTTTATGCCGCCTCGGACGATCTCATTCTTTTCAAAGTCAATCATATCTTTCTTGAGTTTCAGAAGCTCACCGGGCATCATGCCGGTATAAATCATCGTTAAAATAAACCCAACGAAGTGGTCTTTTGCATACGCTTCCCATAGCTTTTTTACGTCGGTGTCGGTGAACGGCTCCGGCGTTTTTTCTTCAAGCTCCGGAAGCTTTATGTACTTTGCAAGATTCACGGTTGTTTGCTTTTCTGCGATTGCGAGGTTATAACAGTGGGAGAGGACAGTTTTCATATCTTTCCGCGTGTAATAGGTGCTGGCGTTGCGGTCGATAACATCCTGTATCTGCGCGATGGTAAGCGCGTCGATCTCACGGTCGGCGATTTCTCTCATGCGCTCGAATGCCTTTTCCGCCGCGCCCTGACGATCAGCCGATAAGGATAGATAATCCCCACGCAGATATGTTTTGTAGTATTCTCTGAGAGTGGGGCTTCGCTGCTCTTCCTTCGGAGGGTTTGCGGCATATTGGAGGGCGGCGCGCTTTGATGTAAACCCGCCTTTTGTTCGCATCTTTTGCCGAAGCTTGTCGTTCTCGTCTAGGTAAGTTCTTTCTGTCCAACGCGCCGTCCACGTCTTCCCTCGCTGGTAAGCGCTTCCTTGCCCGTTCCCGCGCGTCCGGCTTCGCCGCGCTTCCTGTTTTTTTCCGCACCAGCAACAGTAGGGCGCGCCGTCTGGAATTTCTTTTTTACACTTGATGCACTCCATGTTTCCCTCCACGTTCTTTTCGGATCGCGTAGAAAGTAATTGCCGAAGCCAACGCTGAACCTACGATCAGAGCAATGCAAACCCATGCAGCTACGGACAAATCTCCATTGCGAATGAGGCCTGCGTTCCGAATCTGCGCATCCGCCACAAGGCAGGCAATCAGAGAAAAGGAGAGCAGCATACAAAACAGGGCGAGGACGTAACACATTGTATGTGTAGACCTTATCTGTGCGCTCTGTGCGGCCGCTGTTGCCTCCAGCTTGGCGTTTTCAATTTTGACATGATGCATCTGCTCGGTTAGTTCTTCCGGGCTTTCTGCGGGCTGGGCAAGCCCGCACAGCTCATCCAGCGACAGACCGAGAACGAGGCATAGCGCGGCAGAATTGTACAGTTTCGGGTCTTGCTGTGTTCCTGCGCAGAGCTTCGTCACAGCCGATCTGGAAACGCCGGATTCCTCGACAAGTCTGTCGATGGTGTAATGCTGATCTTCCTTCGCCCGCTTTATGTTCCTCTGATATGTAGAAAAATATGGGGCGAGTTCCTGAATTGCCGACATGATATACCTCCATTTTCACATATATTTCGCTGATTCTTCTGCTATGGGTATGGTTTTACCAATTTGAGGGTGGACATTTCTGCCGCTTTTGCTATGCTGGTTACAGGCGCGTGAGAAAGCCCCACCGCCGGGGGAGCGACGGTGGGGCTTTCTTAAACATTCCATTATACAAAATAGTCTGTCCCATAATTGCCGCTTACGAGGGTTACCGGACGAAGAAAATGCAAGGTGTTCTTTGTGGAAGATTCCAAATTGAAATTCTTGAACGGACGTTCTAAAATATGGAGGTACACCAAATGCAGAGCATCAATATTCGCTTTGAAAACGGGAAAGTAAACATCATCGTCGACGGCGCGCTGTTTCGGGATGTGCATAGCGTCAGCGTGGACTACATCAAGGGCGTGCCGCTGCTCTTTTCCTGCGTCGCCGACATAGGCCGGGAGCAGGAAGAACGCCGGGGGCCGCGCGTGCTGCATTGATCTGAATCATCTTGGATTGCAAGTGCCGCAAGCGCCGTATCCGGCGGCGATGGCGTCGTCAGAGGAATCGAACCAGATTTCGTTTTCACTTAGTATTTTTTTGGCCCATCGGCAACTCGGTTTGTGGAATTTGTCGCTATCCTTGCTTGCGACGAATTTTCCAGCGGACTTACCCTGAGAAGGATCTGGAGAAGTAGTTTCCATAGGGGGGTCTGCCTCGCTGACGTCGGAATTGACGTCAGAAGAGAGCGCATCTGGATTGACATCCTTTGAATTTGCTTCCTGCAAGAGATTGCCGGACTGATCTATAAAGCGGACATTGATATTATCAACCGGCTCACCCGTGCTGAAATAGTGGTACAGGCCGCCGCTCATATAGAACACCAAGGTCATGAGAGATTCCTGAAGGTTTACAGTGTCGGAAGACAGCGTGACGGTGAATTTTGTGTAGTCATCGGAGGAATCAATCGCAGTGACGTTCGGGTAGTCCTCAGAGCCTACCATATCGGCAAGGCTGCTGTCAAGCTGCTGTGCCATATCCTGCATTAGTTTTTTATGGCAGGCCTCCGTCATGATATATGTGACGGAGCCGTCTGCATTCAGCGTGGCGGATTTAAAGCCGTCTGCTTGCTCGACTTTTGCGTCAAGCTTCTCCTGCGTGACGTCTTCGCCTATGTAGTCGGACGGAATTGTGATTTCGACTGTCCCGCCGCCGAACAACGTCCCGGAGTGCTTTTCCACGTTGAAGGATTGCGAAGATTGTTCAGGTGCATCCTGCGCGATGGACTGTTCGGGCGTTTCCGGCGTCTGGGAAACCGCCTCCTGTGCCTGTGCGGGCGGCTGATCCGCCTGCTTAGACTGCTTCGGAAAGAACAAGATGCCGAGAGCGGCCAATACGGTGACTCCAATCAGAATAAAATTCCTCGAAGAGCCGGTCTTTCTCCTGTTTTTTGCGCCGCATACCTTGCAAACGCGTTCACTGGCGTTGATCTGAGCGCCGCAGGAGCGGCAGATCATCTTCCGGTTCGGCGTGTCACAGTGCGGGCAGAACTTCTCCTGTTCCGGGAACTCTGCCCCGCATCTTGGGCACTGCACAATATATTCATTTTTAGTCATCAATGCGGCACTCCTTATATGGTTTGTAAACAATTACATATTACCACTTAGAACCAGCAGCCGCAATGTAGAAGCTGCACAAAAATAAACGTCGGAATTTGGAAGAATGGAGATAGGAGCTGAAATGAACGAAAGAGAAGCCGCGACAATCAAGGAATTGGTGGAAACTATATCAAGATTCACGCCCGAAAAACTCAATCTTTTTCTATCTGCTTCGCAAGATTTAATAGAGCGGATGCAAGTTCGGGACGATTCATGCAAATCCGAATAATCTGCTGGATATCCTCCGGCAAGTCACGAATAAGCGCTTCGCCATCGGCGGGGCGCTCTTTTTTTATGCCTTTGCCCATCAGTTCTTCTACTGTTACGCCGAAGTAGTCGGCGATTTTTTGCGCATTTACGTCAGAGGGTTTTGTCTTCCGCGCTTTCCAACAGCTTATTGTTGACTTGTCAATTCCGAGTTCTCGGCCAACGTATGCAGGGGTTTTGTTTACAGAAGCGCAAAGCGCAACAAAGTTGTCATAAAACACAATAATACACCTCTGGAATTGTTAAATACGACGAAAGTTGAATTAGTTTGCAAATAGCGGTTGACAGTTGAGAATGTTTGATGTATTATTGCCTTGTGGTTGAAAAAGTTTGCAGCAGACAAGACCCAAGCAAATCAACGCTTGCGCCAATGCTAATGTGTTTCTCGCAAATTCATAGTAGCACAAACAGTAAACAATTTCAACAATAAATTTCAAAAGTTGACTGCGGCGAAAAGAAAAGCCGCCCGTGGTTCGTTCACGAGCGGGTTTCCCCAGAGTTGTTTACCAGAACGCGCTGCACAGGATGGTCGTCTGCATTACTTTGCATCCGTCCGAATTGGTAGAGTTCTTTCCACCGGCTCGGCAATGCCATCCTGACACAAAACGAACTTACGCTTCTATGGACGCGCCGCTCACTTTGGCAGTTCTGGCGCTGCCCCTTGCCCTAACGCATCACGCCGTTTCTTTGGTCTGGAACTGGCAAGTTCAAAAGTTTGGTCATGAAAACCACCTCCCGAATTTACCTAAAAGGGCTAAGGACAGTATAGCACGTCTGGGGCGTTGCAGTCAACAATTTTAACAGAATGGAGGTGTGTATATGCCTGAAAAATGGACAGGCGTACTGATCGGGAAAATGCACAATGCGCGTGTTTCATACGACGATCTTGCCGCAGAGCTTGGACTTACAAAAGGCTATCTGTCCATGATCTTGAACGGGAAAAGAAATCCGCCGGGCGCAAGGAAGCGCTTGGAAGACGCGGTTAAGGCCGTGATCGAACGCAGAAAGGAGGAAAAATGACGCTGGACGATATCCGGGCAATGTCAAAGCCCACAATCCTCGCAAGCGAGGCGGCGCAGGTGCTCGGCTGTACCCCGCAATGGCTTCGCTTGATGGCGAGGGAACAGCCTGAAAAGCTGGGCTTCCCGGTCTGCTGCACAAGCAAGCACAGAGTAAAGATCCCGAGAGAGCCGTTTTTGCGGTTTCTCGGAGCATGAGGAGGAACAAATGAAAGTCAGATTAACATTTTTGGAGCCGGTTCTTGGCACATGGCCGAGCAACGAGAACATTGCGCGTGACTTTATCGCAAGCAAGGCCCCGGACGCAAGCACGATTGAGGATGAGATTGCAGCGCTCGGCGCGGACGCTGTCGCCGAAAAGGGCAAGACCGTTTTCCCGCGTACCGACGGACAGCCGATTCTGTACGATTATCAGATCAAAGGGTTCTTCAAGGACGCCTGCGGTATGCTGACGCGTGTGAAATCCAAGAAATCCAGCACACTGAAAGCCTATAAGAAGATCATCGACGGCCTGATCTTTGTAGAGCCGCGCATGATTCCCATTGAGGTCAACGGCGAGGTCGGCGAATGCCAGCGGCCGCTCCGTGCGCAGACTGCGCAGGGTGAGCGCGTGAGCCTCGCAAACTCGGAGGAAATCCCGGCTGGCAGCTCCATCGAGCTTGAAATTACGATGCTGGACGAAAAGGCGCACAAGGATATCGTCCTGGAATGGCTGGATTACGGACGGCTCAGAGGCATCGGCCAGTGGCGAAACTCCGGAAAGGGACGATTCACCTACGAAGTGCTCGAGTAAGCGCGAGGGCATAGATGGGCCCGGCGGCGAAGGGCAATGGAGTGGCACGGCACCGCAATGGAGTTGCGTGGCACATCTCGGCTTAGCAATGGAATGGCAGAGCGACGATGGGCAACGGCAGAGCGGGGCGTGGAGATGCTATGGAATGGCATGGCAGGGCAAAGACTGGCAACGCAGGGGCATGGCAAAGCAACGGAACGCGACGCAATGACAGGCAACGGCATGGCAATTCATCAAAGGCTACGCGCAGCTACGGCACAGCAACGAATGCAATGCAAGGGCAAAGCGGTGTAAAGCACCGCTTAGCAGCGGCAACGAATTGCGAAGCAACGAACAGAAATCGAAAAAGGAGAGGATAGAAGGAGGATGCAACATGGCGGAAGTGAAGACCTACACCCTGACGCTGGATGCGCAGGAGCTGCATGATCTGATCGAGGCGGCGCTGGTCTGCGAGTGCCAGGCGGCGCAGATCATAAACGGGCTGAAACGCAAGGGGCTTGACCTGGACGCGCAGAAGCTCGTTACACAAAACGCCCGTCTGGCGCGGCTCGTCAGGCGGATGCAGGAAGCGAAGGAGAAAGCAACATGAGAACGAATCTTGCAGATCGGCTCGGGTGTGAGCCGGAGGAAACGACTGAGGAACGTCGGGAACGGCTGCGGGAGGAATTGGAGGCCCGCAAGGCAACACTGCGGATCGTCAAGGGCCTGTGCCTTTGGACGAGCGGCGCGGCGATGATCCTGTCGGCGGCGGCCGGGATGGCAGGAATGACTTATGAATGCGCTGTGACTGGCTTCGTCGCGCTCGTAGCGCTGCTGTATGGGCTGGCATAAAGAAATGACCCCTGCCGCGCGGCAACGCGACAGAGGCCGAAAGGAAACTTAAGACGCCTTTATTATAGGGCAGAAAGGGAACTATGTCAAGTTTAACGGATTCCCGCGTTCGACATGGTGCGAAAGCCTGCGTAGACGCGGTACATCGGGCCGACTACCCGAAGTTTAACAAATGCCTGCTTTCTCAGTGCGAAGCGCCGGAGAAATACGGCGTGCAGCTTGTTCCGGAGGCAGCTGCGGCGATCAAGGCGCTGGACGCGCCAAAGAACTGCGTTGAGCGCAGGAAGAAGACGAACCGGTATTATTTCCGGCTGACGGACGGCGGCGCAGAAGTTCTGCAGCAGCTCTGCGAGGCTATGCACTGTGCAAGCGTGCAGAGCCTGTGCGAAAAGCTCTTGGAAAAGGAGGCGAAACGCCGTGGGATACGATGGTGAGAACCTCTATCTCGGCATTGACGAACCGGAACCGAAGATTGTCGGCCAGTGCGCATACTGCCGGGAAGACATCTATGAAGGAACTGAGTGCTTCTGCTGCAACGGAGTGCTGGTACATACGGAGTGCTTCGGGGACTATGTGCAGGATGAGTACAGCGAATCGGAACTGGCCGGGGCGCTGGGATTTGAACAAAAGACAGCATGAATGAAGGAGGAAACATTATGGAAAACGCAAAAGGCTACAAGGCATTTTCGCCCGGTATGATCTGCCGAGGCAAGCGGTATGCCGAGAACACGGACTACGAAGAGACAGACGGCGCGATCTGCAGCGAAGGAATGATGCACTACTGCGTCAACCCCTTCGATACCCTTAACTTCTACGATCTCGTAGGTGAAAACGGGAAGTTTTCAGATTTCGCAGAAGTCGAAGCGCTCGATCCGCCAGTTTCCGGAAGTGGCGGGAAATTTGCGGCGAAGAAACTGCATATCGGCGCGAAGCTGAGCTTCGCTGGATTTGTAAAGGCGTGTATCGATTACACAAAGGAACAGACAATCGATAATATGCCGAAAAGTGAAATTGATACGGGCGACTACGCCAAGATCGGCAGCTCGGGCGACTCCGCCAAGATCGGCAGCTCGGGCAACTCCGCCCAGATTGGCAGCTCGGGCGACTACGCCAAGATCGGCAGCTCGGGCAACTACGCCCAGATCGGCAACTCGGGCAACTACGCCCAGATCGGCAGCTCGGGCGACTCCGCCCAGATCGGCAGCTCGGGCAACTCCGCCAAGATCGGCAGCTCGGGCAACTACGCCCAGATCGGCAACTCGGGCAACTACGCCCAGATCGGCAGCTCGGGCGACTCCGCCCAGATCGGCAGCTCGGGCAACTCCGCCAAGATCGGCAGCTCGGGCAACTACGCCCA